ACCACTACTATTTCCGACTATGCTTCTTCAGCAAGTCGGTCAGACGTAGCGGCTCCGCTGGCGGGACCGGAAACGGTCCTACCTCAAGTTGTTTAAGCATGGCTTTAGCCTCGGCTATGGATATCCATGGTCCGAGGTCTGGCCAATGCAACACAGCTTGATTGCCTAGAACTGTGTGAGAGAAACGTCGCGTCATTTCTAATGACTTGACACTTTCTGCAGCGCCACGATGCAACACATGCACGAGTCCACCATATGAGCTAGTAGAGTCTACGACTCTGACTCGCTCTCTGATGACTCGGGCAAGGTAGCCTTCGTGTCCATGGCGGGCTTTGGCGGGGACTGCTTCATCGAAGTTGCAGATGATGCCGTCGTCGCCTGAGCCGAGTGGGATATACGTGTTAGATGCGATTGAGCATGCTCTACGAGCGTAGCTCCAAACGCGAACAAAACGTACATCGCACCCAAAATAGCCATTGCGCATATGACTATACCTCCGAAGCTTATTAGCGATTCGGAGGACTGCCGTTGAGTAGTCATGATAATCTCCTTTCAAGTAGAAAGGCCTGATCATCACGCCATCATGGTAGTCATAACCACAGCTCTCAAAGAAACGTCCAGCCAAGAACGTTTTCTTTGTATTGACGTTAAATCCTAGAAAATCTAGGGTAGCTTTCAACTGTGGGAAATATTCGGAGCGAAGGATAATGTCATCTCCAAAAGAGACAGCATTATTATCACCCGAAGCACGCGCAAGAGCAAGAAAGATTAAACTTTCGAGCTCGAACGTGTAGCCATTCCCCATAGAGGAAAACTTGGACAAACGAACTTCTTCGTCGCCAATAAGACTGTATTCAGTCCGAGCAACGTCCAGAAGTGCGGCCCACTCATACGGAAGCAGCAGCCAGACAAGCTCCTTTGCGATAGTATCACTCGCAGAGGACAGGTCTACTGTTGCTAAACCTTTGATGTGAGCAACCGAGGCAAGCTGGCGGTTGTGATGCGCCTGCGTGTCAAGGTTAATGCCATAACGTCGAAGCCTCTGTTTCAGCAAAGCACCAATACCCAACTGGACATATATGTTCAGATGGGGCTCGATCGCTATAGCGCGATCAGTTTTAGAGGTCTTTGGAACAAAGGTTACCCTGCTATAGCCTCTGAGTGTCACATCGCTTGCGCTTTGTGGCATCAAAGAACGATAGTAAGGGTAAAGGCGCGGAGAGACATGCATTGAGCATGAATATTTCTTACTGGGTATTACGTCGTTACCAGCAACACTCGAAGTGGCGCCGGGCCCAAAGCGGAACATCGATTCAGCATACTCGAGTTTCTCCCGAGTAAGCGGACCGAGGATATCCGCGATGATCATTTGGGCACGTGTAATGATGTCTTGAGTTTGTCTAGACAAGGGAGCGAACTCGCCTCGTGAATAGAGCTCAAGTACTTCATTAGTACGCGCGCACTGATCTTCACTTGCCCACCAGGTTTTGATTGCCTCTTGTCGAGGATCATAGCTGGTTTTCAAGTGTGGGTTCTTCCGCATAATCTCTGTTACAAGATAGTCATCAGCAAAAGTCGGGGATTCAGTATCTGGACTCGATAAGTTCAGATATTCGTCCCATTCTTCTGCTTCTGCTATCAAGTAACAAGTGAGTGCGCGAACTGTGCCAACAGATTCACACGTCCGTAAGAAAGTGCCCAGCTCGACCTTAAAGGTACGGGCGGCCAAGTTCAACTTAGGCTTGCGGGTCATGATCAGGTCCCTTATCTACGGTTAGTAGAGTGGGTCCAGATCACGCAAGGCTCCGCGCACAGAAGCATTGGCCAGGCCATTGCTAATGAATGCGTAGAGATTCTTGCGCTCGGCATCGGTGGCCTGATCCGGCAGGATCACGTCCAGCGAGCCACGGAGCGTGTAAGCGACCTGAGTAACACCGTTCACCAGAGTGGTGACAGGGTACTCAATGGTCATCTTCGCACGGTTCACCTTCGACGTACCCTTGGCGAACTTATTGCTGATGCTCAGACGGCGGAAGCCGACTGCGACACCAGCAGTACGATCAGCAAAGGTTGCGACATCCGAAGTAACACTTTCGGGGGTGAAGGTAACGGCCACGGGAGTGGCTTGACCATCATTGATGGTGATAGCTGCTGCTGCAGTCATGGTTAATCCATGTGATAAGTGGGTTAATCCCTCTTCGCGACGCGGAGAAGGGCAAGTCCGTTAAGAATGTGCTGTTTGCTAACAGAGGGCTTATAACGGAAGACATTCGTCAGAGGAAGAGGTGACGTATCAGAACGATTCGTCTCAACTTCGATCCAAGAATAACTCCCGTTGCCGTTCTTATTAGCAACAGTCACATACGTTCCGAACTCCTTACGATATGAGTTCCGGGCCCTGAGGCTTTGAACGAGAAGTAGATTATCGAGCGAGGCTAAAACCTCACCGATATTGATCCACCAATCGACAACAAAGCTATAAGGTACCAGTTCCCATGCCAAAGCGAGGGGATTGCTGAAACCGTTTCGTGTCAAAGTACTTTTGACACCATCCGGGTTGAGCACCGCACGCCACGATACCTTACTGAAATACCGCAACGTCGACTCTGCGTCAGCAAGAGCCGTGTATACGGAAGATCCAGACGAGTATTTGTAGCGATGCGTTCCAGACGTTTTCCTCTTAACGCTCCCTTTAAGCACCATAGGCCGCATTGCTGCGTTTTTCAGCTCATTATATGAGCCGATCATATCGTTGCATAAAGGCTTGACTCCGTACTGAAACTCTAAGTACCTCTTCGCAATAGTGCGAGAGGCCTTCTTAGTTCCAGCGAAGCCTCTTCCTAGACCTCGACCTTTAGTCGCGACAAAACGAGCAGCATTCGAGAAGAGTGCTGCAGTCTTGTTGTACTCGGCGAGGGCCATCGCCAGGTTGACCGCTTGACCTCGGAGTTCGTTGCGCAATTGATTGTGCATCGTTCCAAAGTCAGGCTGGACAACGCCCGGTGGAGCTCTCCGTGAGGAGAACCCATAGGCAGAGGAGATTGCGCGACCGTAGTACTCATTCTGCTTGTAGTCATCTACGATATATCCGAACGAATCATTGTACACAGTACTAATGACCGCTCGAGATGTACCGCCAAGCCACAGATCTGTGGGCTTGAGACGCCAAGTAGTAGAGGGCTTCGTCATGCTCCACTTCGTGAAAGTCGCTGCCTCGCTACGGTCGATTTGGACAGACCCATAAATGGATTTGTTAACCCACCGGTAGCGGTACGGCAGGACTTCAGTGGTGAGAGGCATGTAAACGCTCCAAGAAGTAGTGAAGAAAGTGGCGAAAGCCGCCGCCTTCACCGTTATTCCGGGTAGAAATACCCCGGGAAAACCCATCGCGGTTTCCCGTGACAGGGCCGGCTCAATACCTCATAAGGTAACGAGTCGTATCGGAAGTCTAGACCAACTAGGCTGAGTGTTTCACACATTAACTGTGTGTCGCACTAGCTGTTGTCGCTCTACGCGACACTACTCCGAGAAGCAGTGCAGCGGGGTCCTCAC